AACACGATGGACGTCATCGACTACAAGTACGGCCAGGGCGTTCCGGTCTCAGCGGTGGACAACCCGCAGGCCAAACTGTACGGCCTGGGCGCGCTGAACGACTACGGCTTCGCCTATGATGTGGAGCGCATCCGCTTGCACATCTACCAGCCAAGACTTAACAACATAAGCGTGGACGAGCTGACAGCTGCCGACCTCATGGCCTGGGCGGAGAAGACCGTCAAGCCAGTGGCCGAGAAGGCTGCAAAGGGCAAGGGAGGCTACAAGGCCGGAGAGCACTGCAAGTTCTGCCCACACGCTGGCAAGTGTAGAACGCTGCACCGGACCTGCACCGAGTTCGTGGAGACCCACAACCTTCGCGTGGGCGTGCCGGTACTCGCACCGCATGAGGTGGCCGAGGTCCTGGAGATGGAACCGCTGGTGAACTTATGGCTGAGAAAAGTCAAGGCCCAGGCCATGGACACGCTGCTGAGCGGTGGAGAAGTTCCAGGCTATAAGGTAGTAGAGGGAAAGCAGGGCAACCGTAAGTGGACGGCCGACTTCCAGGTGCTCGAAGCATTGAAGGGCGCAGGCTATTCCCAGGAAGACGTCACAGAGACGAAGCTGCTCAGCCCTGCTGGTATGGACAAGGCCATCGGCAAGAAGAGAGTGACCGAACTGCTGGAGCAGTTCATTGACCGCGCACCTGGAGCCCCAACACTGGCACCAGCGAGCGACAAGCGTCCGGCCTATAACAGACTGGACGAAGCGAAAAAAGATTTTGAATAGAAAAGGAGATTGATAATTATGGCAACAAAAGTAGTAACGGGAAAAGTAAGATTTTCATATTGTAACATTTTCGAGGCAAGAGAACCACAAGGCGGAGGCGACGCGAAGTACAGCGTGACCCTTCTCATTCCAAAGAGCGACACCGCAACCCTGGGCAAGATTAAGCAGGCGATGGCCGAAGCGCGTGAGAACTACGTCAGCCGAAACGGCGCGAACAGCCTCCCGGCTCAGCCGAACCACACACTCCACGACGGTGACGGAGTACGCGACAGCGGCGACCCTTACGGCGAAGAGTGCAAGGGCTGCTATGTTATCACAGTAAGCAGCAAGCAGAAGCCGGTCATCGTTGACGCGTTCCGCAACGAGATCACAGACCCGGGCGAAGTCTACAGCGGATGCTATGGCCGCGCAGCTATTAACTTTTATGGGTATAACAGCAACGGCAAGAAGGGCATCAGCGCAGGCCTTCTTTCCATCCAGAAGCTGAGCGACGGCGAACCTTTTGGAACCGTGGGAAGCGCGAACGACTTCGACGACGGCTTCCAGGATGCCGAGGCAGTTGCAGCAGTAGAAAGCTGGATGTAATATGCGGGAGCTTTTCATTGACATTGAAACCTACAGCAGCGTGAGCATCAAGAGCGCGGGGTTGTACCCGTACGTGGAAAGCCCCGACTTCGAGGTGCTGCTGGTGGCCTATGCCTGGGACGACGAACCGGTGCACGTTATTGACCTTTTAAACATGACCGACGAGCTCGACCACCTGGAGATGCAGTGCATCACCGCGGGGCTGCTCAACCCGGACGTCTTAAAGATAGCACACAACAACGCCTTCGAGCGCACGGCCCTGGGCAAGCACGTCGGCCACTACCTCCCGCCGGAGGAGTGGGACGACACCATGGTGCTGGCGGCCATGAACGGCCTGCCGATGAGCCTGGACGCCGCCGGTGCCGCGCTCCAGATAGAATACCAGAAAATCAAAGAAGGCACGACGCTCATCAATTACTTCTGCAAACCATGCAAGCCAACCATCACGAACAAGGGCCGCACCCGGAACCTGCCGGAGCACGCCCCGGACAAGTGGGAGCGCTTCGTGGAATATTGCCGCCGCGACGTTGTGGCCATGCGCCAGATACACAGAAGGCTGCAAGCCTTCCCGGTGACTGACTTCGAGCGCCAGGTCTGGAACCTGGACGCCCGCATCAATGAGCGCGGCGTGTTAGTTGACACCGAACTGGCCAAGGCGGCCATCGACGTGGACGCCTCATTCAAGGCTGAACACCTGGACGAAATGAAGCGCTTGACCGGGCTGGACAACCCGAACAGCGTTGCGCAGCTCAAAGCCTGGCTGGAGACCGTCGGCGTCACTTGTGAAAGTTTGAACAAGGAAACATTGAAAGAGTTAAAGAAAAACACCGCCGACCCGGTCATCCGCAGGGTGCTGGAGCTTCGGCAGCTGCTGGGCAAGACCAGCACAAAAAAATATGAAGCTATGACCTCAGCGGTCGGCAAGGACCACCGCGTCCGGGGGCTGCTCCAGTTCTACGGGGCAGGACGGACCGGGCGCTGGGCCGGCAGGCTGGTGCAGGTGCAGAACCTGCCGCAGAACCACCTGGACGACATCGGCCTGGTGCGCGAAGTGGTCAGAGCCAAGGACCTGGAGACGCTGGAGCTGGTATACGACAGCGTGCCGGACGTGCTCAGCCAACTCATCCGCACGGCCTTCGTGGCCAAACCGGGCCACACCTTCCTGGTGAGCGACTACGCGGCCATTGAGGCGCGAGTCATCGCATACCTGGCAGGAGAGCGCTGGCGGATGGACGTCTTCGCCAAGGGCGGCGACATCTACTGCAGCTCAGCTTCTCAGATGTTCAAGGTGCCGGTCGTGAAGCATGGCGTCAATGGACACCTACGACAGAAGGGCAAAATTGCAGAGCTGGCCTGCGGCTATGGCGGAGGCATCGGAGCGCTGAAAGCCTTCGGCGCTGACAAGATGGGACTGAGCGAGGAAGAGATGCAGGACATCGTGACCCAGTGGCGACAAGCCAGCCCGACCATCCCACGCTTCTGGCGTGACACGGAGAACGCGGCCAAGAGAGCGCTGCAAAACCCTGGCAGGGTCTTCTCGATACCATGCGGGGTACAGTATAGGCGCGACCGCGATGCACTACGCTGCCGGCTGCCTTCTGGCAGGCTCCTGACCTACTGGGGCGCCAGACTTGACAACGATGGCAGCATCTGCTTCATGGGCCAGAACCAGACGACCCGGAAGTGGGAGAAGACAGAAACCTGGGGCGGGAAGCTGGTCGAGAATATCGTCCAGGCCGTGGCCCGTGACTGTCTGGCCGTGGCGCTGCTCCGGCTGGATGCCGCAGGGTATGCCATCACCTTCCACGTACACGACGAAATCATCGCAGAGGCGCCGGAGGGCAGCCGCTGGGAGGATATGGCCGACATAATGGGCCAGCCGATTGACTGGGCGCCGGGCCTGCTGCTCCGCGGTGACGGCTACGACACCCCGTTCTATATGAAAGATTAAGGAGGGCCGCGCGGATGCTAGTGGACATTTACAAACCAAAAAGAAGCTATAAAACAATATACATAGACCCACCATGGCCCGAGAAGGGCGGCGGGAAAATCAAAAGAGGCGCCGACCGACACTACGAGCTCATGACCCTGCCAGAAATTGAGGCGCTGCCAGTCAAGGACCTGGCGGACCCGGAGGGCTGCCACCTCTACTTGTGGACAACCAACAACTTCCTGGAGGCTGGCCTTCGTCTGGTGAAGTCCTGGGGCTTCGAGTATATAACAACCATCACCTGGCAGAAGGACAGCCAGGGGCTCGGGCAGTATTACCGCGGTATGACAGAGCACTGCATCTTCGCGGCGACCAAGAAGCGACTGCCCTATAAAATTATAGACGGCAAGCGGATGCAGGGGGTGACCGGCTTCTGCGAGCCGAAAACAGTGCACAGCCGCAAGCCTGCCATGATGCGCGAAATGATTGAGCGCGTAAGCTATGGCCCGAGGCTGGAGCTGTTCGCCCGTGAGGCGTTCCCAGGATGGGACCGCTGGGGCAAGGAAGCGCCAAGAACTGAGGAAGAGGAGGTCGAAGCGTGGATGCTTTAAAACATGACAAGGAGCTGGACATCGCCACGGGCACCAGCCGCAAGACCAAGAAGTGGAAGAACAAGCCCTTCAAGTGGTCGGAGCTGCTGAGCCGCCTGGAGAACACCACCCGCACGCCGGAGACGGTGGCGGAGTTCAAGGCCATGACACGCGACCAGCAGAGCGACATCAAGGACGTGGGCGGCTTCGTCGGAGGTTACTGCAACAACGGCAGCCGGTCCGACATCGCCTTCCGCTCCATCCTATGCCTGGACGCTGACTTCGCGGACGCGGAGTTGTGGCCAGACTGGGAGCTGCTATACGGCAAAGCCGCGGCGATATACAGCACACACAAACACACAACCAAAAAACCCCGCCTTCGTCTGGTGGTTCCGCTCAGTCGGAACGTGACGCCGGACGAATACCAGGCCATAGGCCGCCGAGTGGCTGACACGCTGGGCATGGACAAGTTCGACGACACCAGCTACCAGCCGCAGCGCATGATGTACTGGCCGAGTACCAGCCAGGACGGGGAGTACCTATTCAACTATACAGACGCCCCGCTGCTGGACCCGGACGAAGTCCTGGCCACATACCACAACTGGGCCGACGTTTCAAGCTGGCCAATGAGCAGCCGCGTGGCTGAGGCCGTGAAGAAGACAGCGGCCAAACAGACCGACCCGCTGGAGAAGGGCGGACTGGTCGGAGCCTTCTGCCGGGCGTTCACGATACAAGAAGCGATTGAGGCCTTCGTGCCTGCTTACATTCCCTGCGATGAACCGGGGCGCTACACATACACGGAAGGCAGCACGGCCGCCGGCGTGGTGATATATGACGACAAGTTCAGCTACAGCCACCACGCGACCGACCCGGCAAGTATGCAGCTATGCAACGCCTGGGACCTGGTGAGGCTGCACAAGTTCGGAGCGCTTGACGCGGATGCAGACCCGGACAAGCCGGTGACATCCCGGCCAAGTTATAAGGCCATGCAGGACCTGGCCACGAAGGACAAGCGCGTCAAGGCGCAGCTCCTGGCGGACCGTACTGCGGAAGCATCGAGTGACTTCGGGGAAGCACTCGAGGAGACACTCGAAGCCGACGACAGCTGGAAGGACAAGCTCAAATTCACAGAGAAGGGCGCCCTGGCTCAGACCATTGAGAACGTGGTGCTTATACTCCAGAACGACCAGCGCCTGGCCGGCTGTCTGGCCTTCGACGAAATGAACCACAACATCGTCGTGAAGAAGTCACTGCCCTGGCGGACCGTTGAGGGCGTCGGTCAGTGGGTTGACAGCGACGACGCCGCGCTCCGGTACTTCCTGGAGCGAGTGTACGGCCTGGGAGGCAAGGACCGCATCTTCGACGCGGTGAACGTGGTCGCATTGAAGCACAGCTTCCACCCGGTCCGCGACTACCTGAACGGCTGCACCTGGGATGGCGTGCCAAGAGTGGACACGCTGCTCATTGACTACCTGGGAGCCGAGGACAACGAGTACACCAGAGCGGTGACGCGCAAGGCGCTGGTCGCAGCGGTGGCCAGGGTATTCCGTCCGGGCGTCAAGTTTGACTATATGCTGACCATACGCGGACGGCAAGGCCTGGGCAAGTCGGCCATCATCGCCAAACTGGGCAGGGAATGGTTCAGCGATACCTTCACCACGATGCAGGGCAAGGATGCCTACGAGCAGGTGCAAGGCGTCTGGATCATGGAGGTCGGAGAACTGGCAGGAATGAGGAAGGCCGAAGCTGAGACCATCAAGCTATACATCAGCAAGCAGGTGGACCGGTTCCGCCCGGCTTATGGTCGGAGGCTCCAGGAGTTCCCGCGCCAGTGCATCTTTATCGGCACGACGAACGAGACCCAGTTCCTGCGAGATACCACCGGGAACCGTCGCTTCTGGGTAGTCGATACACCGAACGACCCGACGCGTGACATCTGGCAGGATCTGACCGACGACATTATCGGGCAGATATGGGCCGAGGCCGTGGAGTTATACAAGAAGGGCGAGAAGCTGTTCCTGCCGAGGAAGTTGGAAGAACTGGCCCGACAAGTCCAGGCCAGCTATGAGGAAGAGAACCCGAAGGCCGGCATCGTGACCGAGTACCTGGAACGACTGCTGCCACCTGGCTGGGACAATATGGACATATATGCACGCCGTCAGTGGCTTGAAACTGACACCCAGGGAACGGAGCAGCGGACGACCGTCTGCACCCTGGAGATATGGGCCGAAGCACTGAACGGCAACCCTGACAAGCTGGACCGCTACGTTGCGAAGGAAATCCGCGACATTATGGAGAGCTTGCCTGACTGGAGACATAAAGGGGCAGAGCGTCGCACAATGCGACCATACGGCCGCCAGCGATACTACGAGAGGAGGCACTAAAAATGGATATAGATATGGCTAAAAAGCTTGCGGCGGCTGGTATTATGCCGCGCAAGACAATCACAAGGGTGAAGAGCTTCACTTCTGGGTGGCTGAATAACTTGGAGAGCTACCTCAACGAGTGGCTGGAAGAGCAGGGGCCGGCGTTCCGTCTTGTGGATATTAAGTACAACTGTACAAGCATCAAGAACGGGGCTATATACACCGCTTTGGTTATATACACCGACCTGGAGCCGCTGGAAGACGACGAGGAGGCAGACGTATGATTGAAGACAAGAAGACGCCAAAGTGGTGCCAGCGCCCGCCGTGGTGCAGCTGCCGCATCTGCGGCCGGAGCATTGACGCCGGCGAAGAATATGAGGTAGTGAAACCAAAGGGCGCCCGCCCGACCATGTACTTCCACACGGTATGCGTGGAGAAGGACAACAGAGAAATGAAGGAGGCGCGCGGTTTATGATAAAAGACACATACAACGAATACAACGACACCTTCACGCCAGTATGTGATGGCTGCGGGGCCGAGCTTCCTGAGGAGTGGGAGTTCCTGGACGCAGTGAACGCGATGAAGGCGAACGGCTGGAGAATGGAACCGCCCGCCGAGATTTTTGACAGCTGGACGCACTTATGCCCCGCCTGCGCAGGGAGGTGCGACTTTGAATAAGTTGGAGAAAGACATCGAGCAAGCGCTCAGGAAGATGGTCGAGCAGCACGGCGGCCAGTGCTTGAAGTGGGTCTGCCCCGGATGGTCCGGGGTACCTGACCGCATCGTGCTGCTGCCAGGTGGCCGGGTGATCTTCGTCGAGACGAAGCGGCCAAAAGGCGGCCAGCTGAGTGAGTTGCAGAAGTGGTGGGCGAAGAAGCTCCTGGGCCTTGGCTTCCATTATGAGCAAGTATGGGACGAAGCCGACCTGGGGCTGTTCCGGCTGAGCTATCTGGAGGGGGTGGAAGTATGCCAAAAATAAAATGCACTTGCGCCCGTTGCGGGAAAACCTTCGAGCGCTGGCCGCATGAAGCAAAAGGTCGCGTCTGGTGCAGCCAGTCGTGCCACATGAAAGACCTGAACGCTGAGCGGAACCCGACAAGGTGGGAAACCGAAAACCGGGACCGCGAAGCCCACAGAGCTGCAAGAGTGGACCGGGGCGAGGGCAAGACCTACCGCAAGCGCTACGGAAGACAAGAACACCGGGTCGTGGCGGAGCGGATGCTCGGGCGCCCTTTGAAGCCTGGGGAAATAGTTCACCACATAAACGGAGACAAGAGAGACAACCGCCCGGAAAATCTAAAAATATACAGCAGCCAGGCGGAGCACATGCGCGAAGGACATCGACGCGCCGGAGGGAGGTGGTCAAAATGAACTTCACGCCCTACGAACACCAACAAGCGGGAATTAACTGGATAATTAAAAACCCGGCCGCTGCACTCTTCTGGGGCATGGGTTGACCAGGCACTGGCAAAACAGTCACAACCCTGACAGCCATCGACCGGCTGCTCCATGACTACCTGGAGGACGGGCCGGTGCTGGTCATCGCTCCGAAGCGAGTGGCTGAGAACACCTGGAGCAAAGAGGCGGACAAGTGGGAACACCTGAACCACCTGCGCGTCTCCAGGGTGATGGGCACAGAGAAGCAGCGCCTGGCAGCCCTGGCCGCCCCGGCGGACCTTTACGTCATCAACCGGGAGAACGTGGTCTGGCTGGTAGACAAGCTGCAGAACTCCTGGCCGTTTCGCATAGTGGTCATTGATGAGCTGAGCAGCTTCAAGAGCGCCCAGGCGAAGCGCTGGAAGGCGCTGCGCCGAGTTCGCGGCCGTATTCATAGACTTATAGGCCTGACCGGGACACCACGGCCCAACGGCCTGGAGGACTTATGGCCGGAGGTCTACCTTCTGGACCAGGGCGAGAGACTGGGGAGAACCTTGACGGCCTTCCGGTCCCGGTTCCTGGTGCCGGATAAAATGAACGGCCACATCGTCTACAGCTACCGGGAAAAGGACGGCGCCAGCGAGGAGGTCTACAGCCGGCTGGCTGACATCTGCATGAGCATCCGCAAGGAGGACGTGCTGAGCCTTCCCGGCCAGATATATGAAGACATTGAGCTGGAAGCACCCGCGGCCCTGCTCAAAAAGTACAAGAAGTTCGAGCGGGACAAGGTCATGGAGTGCCTGGACGCTGACGGCGAGATAGTGGCCGGAACTGCTGCCGCGTTGACTAACAAGCTGCTACAGTTCGCGAACGGTGCCATCTATGACCTGGACGGCCAGACGCACCAGCTGCATGACATCAAGCTGGACGCCCTGGAGGAGCTAATCGAAGCCGCAGGAGGCGAGCCGGTCCTGGTGCTTTATGCCTACCAGCACGACGCCGACCGCATCCGGGAGCGCATCAAGTGCCGGGCACTGGACAAGCCGGAGGACATTGACGCGTGGAACCGGGGCGAGATACCGGTGGCCCTGGCGCATCCGGCCAGCATCGGCCACGGGCTGAACCTCCAGGACGGCGGTCACATTTTGATATGGTTCGGCCTCACCTGGTCCCTGGAGCTATACCAGCAGGCCAACGAGCGACTGAACCGTCCCGGCCAGAAGAACGTCTGCCGGGTGTACCATTTAGTGCTAAAAGGCACCCACGACAGCCGGGTGCTGCAAGCATTGAAAAATAAAGACATAGGCCAGGCCGCAGCCATTGAGGCCCTGCGCCTGGAGATAGTAAAGGAGGCGAAGCCATGAAACTGATTGACAAAATCAAAAAGAAGTTAGGGCTGCGCAGCCCGTCGAAACAAGTCGGGCAGCTGACGCTCGGCGTGGAAGTGAAAAGATGCGACAAGTGCGAACGCGAAGAACGGCGCCAGGGCGAATGGGGGAGTCACTTTTTTGACTCCGTCCATAGTCTGTACGTGTATAAATGCAACTCCTGCGGGTACGGCAGCTATCACGGTTTTGAAGAGGTCCCTATATGGGACTACTGCCCAAACTGCGGGGCGAGAATGGAGGCGAAGTGATGAGCGAAGCGGATTATTTAGACGACGGAGCGGACTATTGTGATATATACGGCGGCGAAGACGAACCCGAAGAGTGCGAAGATTGCAGACGGTGGACGTGCTTGGAGTGCCCGTATGCGGATATATAAAGGAGGCGAAGCCGTGAAACCGATTGAAAACAACACAGACCTGAACGAGCTGAGGCCTGGGGTGTATGTAATGAACAGCCAAGAACGACCACAACTCCCGGAGGGACTAAGCCAGGAACAGATGGAGAAAATCGCAGAAGTTGCCGCCCACGCTGTTCGAGCGTTTATGCAGGCTATGAGCCCGATTTTTGACACGGTAAAAGAAGCCGCGGGAGAGGTGGCCCGGCATATAAGTCAAGTCGCTGACGCGCTAGGCCCCGCGCTGGAGATGTACGCCGCGACCTTCCGGGAGCTACAACTGCAAAACATTGAAGGGTGCCCGAACCGGCGCGTCGTGCATCTGGCCAGACATGGCAAGAAGGCACGAACCCGCAAGAAGAACGTGCGCCGGGCGTTCAAGATATTACAGAAGGAGGCGAAGCCGTGAGCATACCAGAGAAGTGCATCAACTGCGTGCACCACAAAAAGACCAAAGGTGGTGGCGATGTTCAGAGGTTCGACTTTTCAGAAGATACCGAGGAAATGGACTACTGCAACTATACGGAGTATTACAACGACATAGGCGTGCCGGTTCCTTACCCGTATTTTTTCAAGCAAGAGTATCCATGTAAAGGACACGAAGAAAAGGAGGCGAAGCCATGAACTGCCCAAAGTGTGAAGGTCAAACAAAAGTTATAGACACGGCTGCCGTGTATGACAGTGTTATAAGAAGGCGCGAGTGCCTCAGCTGCGGCCAGAGATTTTTCACCGAGGAGCTGGAGGCCCTGGAGGAAGACCAGCGCCGGTGCAGCCGGCTGCTATATGCCAAGAGGAGAGGGGAGATAGTGTGACCAAAGAACAATTAAAAGCATACAGAGAAATGAAGCAAGAGCGCGACGACCTCAGCCGCAGGATCACAGAACTGGAGGCGGAGATGTACGGCCCGAGAGCTCAGCGCCTTGACGGGATGCCGCGCGGGGGCTCCGGTGAGAACTACGTCATCGAAGAGCGCATGGACAACATGGGCAAGCTGCTGGACGCGTACCGGGCCAAAGAGGCAGAGCTGACCAGCGCCCTGGTGGAGATAGAGCAGGCCATCCGGGTCCTGGAGCCACGCGAGTGCCTTCTGGTCCGGCTGCACTACATTGACGGCCTGACCTGGGAGAAGGTCGCCGTCGCGATGGACTACAGCTGGCGCCAGGTGCACCGCATCCACAGCAGCGCGCTGGAGAAATTAAGAGAGGAGGCAACGAGGCCATGAAAATGAAGAATTGTCTGGAATGTGTACACCTAAAAAGCTACTGGAAAACCGTCCAAAATGTGCCGGAGTTCTTCAAAAAATATTTATGCTTTGAGTGCACAAAAAGAGGCGTCGAAGTAGACGTAAAATCAAAGGGTAGCTGCTCCGAGTTTGAAAAGAGGCTAAGCTGCCCCGGTTGCGGGTATGTCTTTACAAAAGAGAACGCCCTTAATTACTGCCCTTGCTGTTTTCAAAAACTACACACAAGAGAGGAGGCAACGAGGCCATGAGCAAGACAACATTGAAGCCCTGCCCGTTCTGCGGTGGCAGGGCTAAGACAATCAAACATATAGGGACCACAAGAGTCTTCTGGACCGCGTACTGTACAAGATGCCAGGTGCGGCAGTTCAGGGGCAACGAGTCGGACGGTTATCTGTACGAATCCGAAGGGAAAGCGGTCGAGGCGTGGAACACCCGCAAACCACTCGACGACATCATCCGGGAGCTGGAGGAAGAAGAAAGCACCGCCCAAATGTACACCGGGGAATATGAAGACTACGACGAATACCACCACGGGCAGGCGGTCGCGTTCGGGGTCGCGCTGGATAAACTACAAGCAAAGGAGACGCCAACAACATGAGACTGAACTACATCGACAACATGGACTGCCTGGAAGGGCTGGCAGCTGTCCCGGACAATTCCGTGGACGTGGTCATCACCGACCCACCGTACTTCCTGAGCATGGGACACGCCGGAGACAAAGGGAACGCGAAAAGCATCGGGCTGAGCAGCAACCGGACCTTTAACGACCTGGCCATCTGCAAGCCGTTCTATTCTAAACTATTCCAGGAGTACCGCCGCGTGCTCAAAGAGGACGGGCACTTTTACTTCTTTACGGACTGGAGAGGCTACGCCTTCTACTTCCCTATTATCAACGCGGAGCTTCCGGTGCGGAACATGATAGTCTGGGACAAGAAAAGCGGGCCCGGCAGTTACTACACCTTCGCGCACGAGCTTATTATCTTCGGAACCGCAGCGCCGAAGCTGCGACACTCAGGAGGGACCAACATCTGGAGGATGGCGGCCTTCAGTTCAGGAGCTAAGAAGACCAACGGCGAGAAGGTTCACCCGACCCAAAAGCCGGTCGAGCTTATTATGAAAATGATTGAAGACAGCACGGAACCGGGCGCCGTGGTCCTTGACACCTTCATGGGCAGCGGCACCACAGCCGTGGCGTGCATCCGCACCGGCCGAAACTACATAGGCTTCGAGCTGGATGAAAAATATCACGCAATCGCTCAGGGCAGAGTGGCCGCAGAAGTTGACCGCCTGCTGGCTGAGGAATTAGCATAATATAGGAAGAAAGCCCTGGAGCCCTACAGCCCCGGGGCTTTTTAAATATAAAAAATATTTTGAAAATTTTTCAAATAGGGGGTTGACATACCTCTCAATGAGTGGTAATATATTATTGTAGGGCAGAGGTAAAAACCTCTTAAGAAAGGAAGTGAGGAAATGGAAGAATTGAGAGATAAACACATTCAAAAGCTTATCGAGTGGCTGAAAGCCCAAGGCTTCACAGATGCGCAAATACTTGACTGCATCAAATATATAACTAAATAGAAAAAGGGTAGCATCCCCCAACCAAGGAAACAGCTACCCAAACACCACAAAGGTGAGCAGGGAGCCTTACCCCTGCCACCTCCACTATAACACAGTAAGGCAAAAAATTCAATATGGAGGTTGAAGAAATTGGAAAACAAGACAAACGGACAGCAGCGCCTCAAAGAGTATGTGGTCGCGATTACAAAATTATTAAGACAGTGCAAGGATGCGGAAATATTGGAGATTATTCTGCAATTACTTTCAAGGAGCCGAGAACAGACACAATAAAGGAGGTGGAAAAAAAATGACATTTTCAGTATATGTAGACGGCGAAGGCTACATCGGAGACATGAGCGCACCAGACAGAGAGACGGCGGTCGAGTTTTTGGCCAGGGAAGGCTACGAGCCAGGGACCTACAAGCTGGAGGAGCTGAACAACTAAAACAACCGGGGCCTTGCGCCCCGGAGAAAGTGAGGAAGCTATGAACAACGACAAAACCTTCGCGGAGAAGCTGAAAGAGGCAAGAGCCGCGGCCGGAATGAGCCAGCAAGGCATGGCGGACCGGATGCTGATACCTAAGAGAACTATTGAAAACTGGGAGATGGGAGACCGCAAGCCGCCACCATACGTCCAGAGGTTCGTGCTGAATGAGCTGGAAGAGTTAAAGGCAGAAAAGGAGTGAGGCGATGCGAGAAAAATATCAAGGGTTTGGGGAAGAACACACGGCAGGTGCATGGGCCCGATTGCTGAACGTGCCGCGGAACACCCTTTGGAGTAATTTAAAGGCAGGCGCGACCGTGGAGGAGTTCTGCGATAAGAAGGGGCTAGAGTATGACCGCGTCAAGCCGAAGGAAAAGCACAAAAGGCTGGCATTGACGGAGACGCTCCTGGGGTTCCTTCTGGAGGCGTCCGGGTACGATACAAGATACTTGGAAATTAAGGCCGTAAAGAACAAAGCGAAGCATCAAATAATTTGGGGCGGTCGTGTTCTTGGGCTATATGACTACAGTGAGGATGTGCTACATTTAAGCGGCGGTGAAAGCATTAAACTAGTAGATTCAGACATAATAAACCCAACGATCATATACGATGGGTTATTGTGGAAGTTAAGCCCACATACAAAAAGAAAAATGTTAGAGGAGGTGAAGCCGTGAGTAAGAAAACAATAAAGGAGCTTATTGCTGAATATGAAGCGACCCAGCCGGCGCTTCATCGTCTGACGGGTGCCCCGCATTGGTTAATTAGCAAATGGGCACACGGAGATAGGAACCCTTCAAGCTGCGAGCTTTACATGATGGAAAAATTATTGAAAATAAAGCAGGCGGCAGAGAAAGAAGACACACACGAAGTAAAAAAGCTACTTAATATAGAGTAATAAAAAAGAGGCGCTTCGGCCTCTCTTTTTTATTACTCTATCGTACTAAAGTAGGTGGCAGCTGTCCGCCCTTGTTCCACCCTTGTTCCACTCTAAACCTCCCAATTTTACAAGGTTTTTGCTTTTTCGGGACAAGTGGCAGTTATTTTTATACTTTCCATATCTACCGAAGATAGATATAATATGTTCAATAATAATATATAAATATTGAACATATTATATTAAACGATAAAGTTAAGGAAAAGTAGGTGGCAGCTGTCCGCTGTCCACCTCCTCGAAAATGATGGCATGGTATGGCACATAATTTTATAGTATAATAGTATCGTGAAAGAAGACCCGGGCGGAACCATCCAGCCGCCCCGGTCTTCTTTTTGGTTCATTATTTTTTTCTCCTAATAATAGGATATGCCGGCATAGGATAAGCTGGCGCAGGTGGGCGGGCGGGATATTAAAAGAACTGGAGGGCTTATATGCCTATAGTGAAACCATGCCCACGCTGCAAGCGTATGATACCATACGGCCCGACCTATTGCCCCGAGTGCCTCCCAACTGTAGAGGCTGAGAGGGCTGAGGCCAGGGAACGCAAGGCAGCCTATAGGGCTAAGAAATATAATAGAGAATATAACAAGAGGAGAGACCCGGAGCGCCTGGCCTTCTATAGGTCAAAGGCATGGAGGATGACAAGCAAGGCGAAGCTCCAGGCGTGTGGGTACAGATGCGAGGCACAACTTGACGAAGAGTGCAAGCGCAAGCCGCGACTGGCCTGCGAGGTGCATCACATCAAACCATTGAAGACCCCAGAAGGATGGGAGCAGCGGCTTGAATGGTCGAACCTCATGGGCGTGTGCATCCAGTGCCATAATATTCTCGATAATAAAACATTTAAAAGAAAAAAAGACGAGGGCGTCATTGACCTGCGAACCGTGGGTCGGTGAAGTCCTTTTTTATTACAGACCCCAGGGGGTGGGTCAAAAAGTTTTAACACTTTGAAGGATAACGGCCACAGAAAGACTGATTTACGGCAAAAACTCCCCACGGCGCTGAAAGGAGGGACCCGAGATGGCAGGACAGCGTCAACCGATAGGACTGGTGCAGGCGAACGGCCGGAAGCACCTGACAAAAGAAGAGATAAGGCGGCGGACGGCTGAGGAAGTGCAGCCTTGCATGGACGGCATCGAGGCGCCCGGCTACCTCACCGCCGCGCAGAAAAAGCAATTTAATAAGATAGCCGGGCAGCTGCAAAAAATCAAGATCATGGGCGAGACGGACGTCGACGCCCTGGCGAGATACATCACCGCGCAGAGCTTGTACGAGGCAGCAGTCAAAGAGCTGCGCAAGCTAGAGAAAGACAGACCGAAGGACAAAGAGGCCGAGGGCTACTTCGTAGACCTGGCGACCTGGACGAACCTGGTGGAGCTGGCAGACAAGCGCCAGGACCGCTACTTCAAGCAGTCGCAGACAGCGGCCAGGGACCTGGGCCTGACAATCTCCAGCCGGTGCAGGCTCCAGGTTCCGGTCAAGGAAGAGGAGCCAAAGGCCAACAAGTTCAGCAAGTTCACGAAGGTGGTGGGATAAATGACCGACCGCGTGACAGAATACGCGCGCCACGTGGCACGCACCGGGCGCTACCCGGACACGGGTCTGCGCTGCGGCCTGCTCCACCAGCTGGCGTGCAAGCGCCACCTGCGGGACCTGGAGCGGCAACGCACCGAGGCCTTCCCGTACTACTGGGACGAAGCGGCTGCGCATCGCGTCCTCGACTACGCTGAGACCCTGACGCTGGCCGAGGGTGCCGAACCGAAGCCGCTGGTGCTCATGGGCTGCCAGGCGTTCGACATCGGCTGCACCTTCGGGTGGAAGAAGGTGGTCAACGACTGCCGACGCTTCCGCCGCCGGTATAAGTCTATAAGCCGGCAGCAGGGCAAGACGATGGAGAACGGCATCCTGGGGCCATACATCGCGGGCTTCTCCGGGTACAACCACGGCAAGCTATTCACGGCCGCGACTAAGAAGCGGCAGGCGAAGCTGGCGTGGGAGGAGATGGCCAAGTTTGTGCAGGCCGACCCGGACCTCAAATACAACAAAGTGACCAACCCGGACGGCTACTTTGACGTTAAGGACTACAAGAGCACCATCATCGCGATGAACACGGGCTGCACCATCGAGGCGCTGAGCCGTGAGGCTGGTCTGGACGACGGGTTCCGGTCCATCTTTTCAAGTATTGACGAAATACACCAGCACAAAGACAACGGCGTCTATAAAGCAATATACAACGGCACGCGCTCCTTGCCTGAGACGCTGGTGAGCATGATCACCACGCGAGGCAAACAGCTGAACAGCTTCTGCAAGGAGATGGACGACTATGCCGTCAAGGTCCTCAAAGGTCTCACGACCGCGGAGGACTTTTTTATTGACATCTACTGCCTGGATGAAGGCGACGACATCTGGGACGAGGAGAACTGGCCGAAGGCCTGCCCGTTCACCTGCGCCGACCCTGAGCGTCTGGCGACGCTCCGGCAGGATGCACAAACTGCCAGAGATATGGGCGGCATGGAGCTGGCGGACTTCCTATGCAAGAACCTCAACATGTGGGTGAAAAACACGGACGACCAGTTCATTGACCCGGATGCCTGGAAGGCCTGCGCGACTAAGCGCACCCTGGCCGACATCACGGCGGACGGGTACCGCGACTGCTGGGTGGGGCTTGACTTGTCAAGCGGTGGTGACTTGACCACCCTGGCGCTGGAGTTCCCGCTTGACGGCGGGCGCTTCTATGTGTATAGCCACAGCTTCATGCCGCGCGGACGTCTGGAGGAGCACATCGAGACGGACCTGGCACCGTACGACATCTGGGAAGGCGCCGGACTGATAACAGTCACCGGCGGCGCTTCGGACTTTATGAACGACTACAAGTTCATAGTGAAGCACCTGGCGGAGCTGCGCGAGCAGTACGGCCTGAACTTCCTGGGCATCGGCATCGACCCACACAACGCGGCCGGAGTGATGCAGGACCTGGAGGCCTTCGGCTGTCCGGTCGTAACCATCACCCAGAGCGCCCGGAACCTGAACGACGCCACGGTGGCCGTGCAGCTGCTGACCAAGGGCGGCCAGTTCGAGTACGACGAACGCAACGAGCTGCTGACCTGGTCCATGACGAACGCGGCCATCGTCCGCAACAGCTTCGAGGAGATAAAGGTCGACAAGAAGCCCGGCGTCCGGTTCAAACGTATTGACCCGGTGGACGCCTTTATTGACGCGCACGCGCTCATGCTTATGACTACGGGCGGAGAGCCTGACATCCCAGTGAGCGACGCGCTTGACCAGTTCCTGGCCATGATGGGCTGGGAGTAAGGAGGGAAACAACATGAAAATAATTGACCGAACCAAGGCAGCCGTGAGGGCCTTCCGGGGCAAGAGTGCAAACACATCGGAGAGCATGAGCCTGAACCAGCTGCTGGAGTTCCTGGGCGTGCATGACGTCAAAGGGCCGGCACTCAGCGAGGCGACCTACTACGCCTGCCTGAAAGTGCTCAGCGAGAGCATCGGCAAGCTGCCGCTAAAGTTGCAGCAGTTCACAGACGGCGACGGCATCCGCACCGCCCGCGAGCATCCCTATTTTAGGATGCTAAACAAGCGGCCCAACCGTTACATGACGGCCAGCGTCTTCTGGTCAACCATGGAGCTATGTCGTAACCACTACGGCAACGCCTACGCGTGGATTGATACCAGGAACCCAAACAGACCACAGTTGTGGCCGATGGACCCGCGCGCCGTTCGTGTGTACTACGACGACGCCCGCAGGCTTGACACCGTCGCGGACGTTTATTACCAGTACACCACCGCGGAAGGCGTGGCCATTTTAGGCTCCGAGGAGGTCCTGCACTTCAAGAGCCATAACACCGTCGACGGACTTGTCGGCGTCAGCGTGCGCGAGCAGCTGGCCGCGACCATCCAGGGCAATATCAAGGCCCAGAAGATGGTCAACGAGATGTACGACAGCGGCATGACAGCCAAGACCGTGCTGCAATACACGGGCGGGCTGAACGACACGAACGTGCAGACGCTCCTCAAACAGATTGAGGACTACCAGCTGGGCAAGAAGGGCAAGGGCGCGAGCATCCCGATCCCGTACGGGTTCAGCCTGACACCGCTCAACATGAAGCTGGCGGACAGCCAGTTCCTGGAGGTTAAACAGTACAGCGCGTTACAGATTGCCAGCGCCTTCGGCGTCAAGCCGTACCAGGTGGGTGACTACACAAAGAGCAGCTACGCAAGCGCTGAGGCGCAGCAGCTGAGCTTCCTGGTCGATACGCTTCTTTTTATCGTGAAGCAGTACGAGGAGGAAATCGGCTACAAGCTATTAAGCGACGAAGAAGAGGCCAACGGCTTCCACGCCAAGTTCAACACGGGCGTGATGCTTCGAGCTGACCAGAAAACGCAAATTGAAACACTGAGCGCAGCGGTCAGCAACTTCCTGATGACACCGAACGAAGCCCGCGAAAAGATTGACCTGCCGGCAAAAGACGGCGGCGACCAGCTCCTGGGCAACGGTGCGAGCATCCCGGTGCAGTACACTGGGGCGCAATATACAAATATATCGAGAGAGGAGGACAAGGCATGGCTGAAACAGACAATAAAAGAGATTTTAGCACCGCCTGCATGATGCAGAAGGCCGCCAGCTTATCGACCCAGGAGGTCGCAGACGACGACCTCAAAGCCATCAACAAGCTGGCACCCGTGGCCCTGACAGCCGAGGAGGTCTTCACGTTCAAGGCAGTCCTTTGCGACAACGAAGTGGACCGCGCCTTCGACCGGTTCACCATCAAAGCGTTGCAGGATATGCAGAAGCTGTACCTGGGCAAGACGGTCATCAAAGACCACCTTCACAGCACTGACGGCCAGGTGGCCCGCATCTATAAGACAGAGCTGGTGCAGGGTTCCAAGACGACAAAGTCCGGCGAACTCTACACCCAGTTAGTGGCGCACTGTTACATGGTACGCACCGCAGGCAACGCCGACCTGATTGCAGAAATCAAGGGAGGCATCAAGAAGGAAGGAAGCGTCGGCTTCGCGCCTTCTAGCAGCATCTGCTCCATTTGCGGCACCGACAACGTCAAGAGCTACTGCCGGCACTGGCCGGGCAAGAGCTACGACAAGGAAGGCGGCCAGGAGGTCTGCACCTTTACGCTGTCCGGCGTTAAGGATGCCTACGAGTTCAGTCTTGTGGCAGTTCCAGCGCAGCGCGCTGCGGGAGTAAGTAAAAGCTACACCGGCGAGACCGTCTACGAAAAAGACGAACCAGCCACACCACCGGAGGAGCCAGAAGAGGCACCGGCGGACAAAATCAAAGAGTTGCAGCTCCGCGCTCGACTGGGCGCATCTACTGCAAAAAATAATTTTTATATTTAAAGGAGGATCACGAAATGAATAAGAAAATGCGTGAATTACAGACAAAAATCACACAGAAGACAGAAGAAGCGAAGGCCTTGTTAGCAGACGAAAACACAAAGGACCTCGCGCAGGTTGAGGCGTTACTCGACGAAGTGGACGCGCTCCAGAAGGAGTTCGACATTGAGGAACGTATGGAGAAAGCCAACAAGGCAGGCGTTCCAGAGCCACCAGCAGAGCCAAAGAAGGCCAGCGGCTTCAAGGCCATCGCCAAGATGCTGACAAGAAAAGAGCTCGACAACACAGAGAAGGCGCTCATCACTGGCGACGGAGCTGCTGACGGTGAGAACTTGCTCATCCCGGAAGACGTAAAAGCCGAAATCAATGAGCTCCGCAAGACTTACAAGAGCGCGAAGCATCTCGTTACAGTTGAGACAACAGACGCCCTTGCTGGTTCCGTGAACTACGAAGACGGCGCTCCTGCCGGTCTTGTTGAGTTCGAGGACGGTGCAGAAATCGAAACAGAAACAAACCCGAAGTTCAAGGCGATCAAGTTCGCGATTAAGCACTTCGGCAAGCTCATCCCAATTTCTCGCATCTTGTTAGGAGCTGAGAAGGCTGGGCTCATGGGTTATATTAACCGCTGGTTCCTTCGTAATGCAATCATTACAGAGAACGGCAGCATCTTCGCAACATTAAAGGCAGGCTACAACGGAGGCACACCGAAGGCCATCGCAGGCTGGAAGGCCTTCAAGAAGTCCATCACCGTGGACCTTGACCCGTCCTGCTTAATTGATGGCGTCATCATCACAAACCAGTCCGGCTTCGCTTGCTTGGATGAGGAGGAAGACAACGACGGCCGCCCAGTATTGCAGCCGAACCCTGCAAACCCTACAGAGAAACTCTTCCAGGGTCTTCGCGTTGAAGTGTTCCCGGATGCTCAGCTTCCAAACATTGACGCGACTCACTTCCCTATGATTTACGGAAGCACAAAGGCCGGCGCCACATTTGTGGAGCACAAGGCGTTAGAGTTCAACGTTTCCGAGCACTACTTGTTCGGCAAGAACCAGAACTGCCTCCGCGTGATTGAAGGCTTCGACGTTATGAGCACCGACACAAGCGCTTATATTTACGGCTCCTTCTCCGCGTCTGCTGCTTCCTAATTGACACGGTAACGACCAGGCGGGTCTATAATGGGCCCGCCGGTCAGTTTTAAGCAAAGGAGGCGGAGCGCATGATGCCAACTATTGACGAGGTGATGGACTACCTCGGCATTGACTACGCGGACGAACAAGTGACCAGGAACGTCCGGAGCGCCCTGAACACCGCCGTGCAGGTGCTTCACGGTTCCATAGGCGCCGACGTTGAACAGTATCTCCCGGACGACCCGAGAGTGGCCGAACTGGTGAAGATATACGCCGACGACTTATACAGCGACCGAGGCGTCAGCGCAAAGGTAAGCGGCGCCACCAGGCAGCTGGTGAACACCATGGAGTGGCAGCTTCGCCTGGAGCTTCTGGCAGCGAAAGAAGCGGCAGGGGGTGAGGGCTAGTGGCAGTTTATGACAAGCCTATAATGATACAAGTCCAGGACCCGGACACTGAACAGTGGGCGGACGCGTTCGAGAAGAACCTGCACGCCAAGGTCAACAAGACCGGAGGCGGCACGGCCATGAGCGCCGGCGCTGACCAGTACCAGGCGCGCTTGACTTTCGAGCTCCGGTATGTTAAGGCGCTGGAGGACATCAACTACAGCCCGCAGCCGTACCGCGTTTTATATCGTGGCCGCACCTTTAAGGTGATAGACTACGACGACTACATGGAGCAGCACCGCACCATCAGACTGGTGGGTGAGTTCTATGAGTAAGAATATCAAACCGACCGACCTGGGCGCCGCCATCTCCCAAGAGCTGACGACGTACCGGAAGGAAGTCACCGAGAAGGTGAACGAGTGCGGCCGGTCAGCCATCAAGAAGCTGGTCAAGAAGACCAAGGCCACGGCGCCGGTGGGTGAGCGTGGCAGCTTCAAGAAGAACATCGCGGCCAAGGAAACGGACGCCGGTCACGGCATGAAGTCCTTCACCTGGCACGTGAAAGCACCAGACCACCGACTGACGCACCTGCTGGTTCACGGCCACGCCACCAAAGACGGCGGCCGAACTAAGGGCGACCCGTTCCTTGCGGATGCGCTCGACCAGGTGCTGCCAGAGTATGAGAAAGACATCGAGGAGGCGGTTGCCAATGATTAAGGACATTTTGACCGCGGCAGGCCTGCCCTTCCGTCGGTCTCGATTTTTACAGCCACCGGCCGGCACGTATGTCGTATATATGGACGACGTGACCACAGACGGCCCGGACGGCATCAACCGGATATTCACCCACGACATCACCCTGGAGGTCTACGAACCACACCCGGACGACGCAGCTGAGGAAGCAATCCAGGAAGCCATTGACGCCCAGGGGCTGAGGTGGGAAAAGCAGGACCGGTACTGGCTCCAAAAAGAGCAGAGGTACCAGGTTATTTATACTTTTAGTTATATTATTAAAAATTAAGGAGGTAGAAACCATGGCAAAGAGAGCAAAGGAAAACATCACACTCGGAGCCGGCAAGCCGTATATTATGGAATTTACTGGCGAAATGCCAACCATCGAGGAGATTTGCGTGGCTGAGAACCTGCTCGGCTACACAAAGGGAGG